CGGACACCGGGCGATGCCGCGCAACAAGGCACGACACCGCTGGGTGTGTCTCTATGAGCTCACCCTGTCGGTTGCCACGTTGTTACCGGCACGTCCAGGTACGGGCCCCTACCTTGGTGGGACCCGGCCGAACGGACCGGACACCGGGCGGTTCCTTCCGCGTTTCCCCCGGCACCCTAACATCAGGTGCCCAAAGGAGCGCGGAAACGCCGCAACCGGAAAGACGACGAACGGGAACGTTAACGGAATCCTCTCAAAAGTGCTGCGAAGGCGGCCACTGGGCAACCAAAGGTGGACCCGCCTCGAGGAGGCCTGGCGGACGATCCTAGCCGCTATAGCGGCTTGTGGATTTGTCCGCCTGGACTCGTCGAGGAGGGCCCACCGGGAAGCCCTTCGTGGCCTGTCTCGACTGTCAACCTGGATCGTCAAGACCGCTGCCCTGTCGGGGACTGAGGAGGTACTGCGTGAACTTAAGACGTGGTCAGCACGTCTTAGGGCTCACGTGGTCAACTCCTTGCCCCCTCATAAGAGGCGACGCGGTTTTGCTCGTTACTTCCAGGGCGTACTTCGCTCCCTGATCGATAAAGACAGCAGGGCTCTCCAAATGTCTTACATTGGAAGAGCTCTGCCCGTTGGCTCGTTCAGAGAGACGGAGGGCGCCATACGGAAGTTCCGAGAGGTGACCCAGGTGCCATTCGAGACTCATCCCGACCTCCTCGACTCTATCCGGGATTGGGGAGCCCATTGGGCTGCCCGGTTCCTGGACACTCCCGCAATGCCTCCGCTCTGGCGGAGCTCCTCTGGCTGTGTCGATTTCTCGAGACTCCAGGGGGGCTTGGCCGAAGCTGCTGTGAGGGCTGCAGATTTTGCAGCTGCGGAAGTGGAGTCGCGAGAGGATTGGGATGACCTTCGCAACACCGCCGCTGAAGTCCCGGAGATGACCGACTGCGATGTGGACATCGCCGTGCGGGAGGCCCAATTGCGGGATGTCGCCCTTACTGTGGCGGCACACCTGCCGGACCTCCCACCCGTCGAGGTCTGCACCGTGCCAGAGCGGGGGATGAAGTGCCGTATTGTGACAAAGGCACCCTGGTGCCTTATTCACATAGGCCACTTCCTCCGCTCCTGGCTATTCGGTGGTCTCCGGAAAGACCGGCGCGTGCAGGGCGTCCTGGCGGGGGATCACGCGGGGGCCCTCAGGGGACAGACCGAGCGGGTTTACAGTCAGAAGCCGACGGAGGAGGAGAACATCTGCCTCTCCGCCGACCTGACTGCCGCTACAGATCTGTTCCCTCAGGACCTGGTCGCGGCCCTTGTCGATGGTCTCCTCTCCGGTGCGCGAAAGCCGCCAACGGCAGAGATTCAGGAGGTCTTCAGAAAACTGACAGGTCCCCTGAATGCTCGTTTGCCTGATGGCGACGGTTTCGCGATCCGGAGGGGGATCATGATGGGCTTCCCGACGACGTGGACCTTGCTTAATCTCGTTAACCTCTTTTGGTCCGAGACGGCCTGGTCCGCGTCGGGGAGTCTCCCCTTCCAGGACGTTGCCCTGTCCGCCCAGCCTGCAGCGTCTCCCAGGACGATCGTCTGTGGCGACGACCTTGCGTCGGTCTGGCCACCAAAAGTGGCCGACCGATACGAGGAAGTGGCGGAAGCCTGCGGAGCGAAGTTCTCTGTCGGTAAACATTACCGATCCCGAGACTACATTCTTTTCACCGAAGAGATCTTTAAGGTCTCTTGGGAGAAGCAAGAATACAGTCTCATGGATTCGGCGAAACCGAGGAGAACAACGCTCGCAGACTTCTTCCCTGTTCCCCGGGCGCCGAGGAAGTCGACCATGCGCAAGCGGTATCGGGTTCAAGCAAAGCTCGCCCCCGTCCGCTGCGTACCCCTTAGGGGGTTGGTCAGACCTCTTCACGCGCCCAAGGATCGCCGCCTTAGACCGTCCTGGGCTGCGCTGCCTGCAGCGGTGGAGGCTGCCATGGATCTTGGCGCCCCGGTGGCTGTTCGGAGAGTACTTCGCGTCCTCCACCCTGGCATTTGGTGCTGGGCGAGGAAGCGAGGATTCTCTCCTACCCTGCCGTTGGTAGTCGGGGGATATGGCTTGCCTCCTTTGAGAGGATCGGTGCGCCGCGTGTCTCTGCCCAAGTGGCTGAGATACGGCCTCGCAGCATGGCTTCTGAACAGCAAGTGGAAGGACCTCGAGGGGCCCTCTCGCTGCTGGGAAGGGGTCTGCCGGCCTGTATCCTGGCAAACTATGGCCAGAGAACACGCGGACGTCCGGATTGCCTCTTCTACCTTCGCGGTCCGCAAGGGGCGCACACCTCCACCCGGGTTTCACCTTTTGGGAGGTCTGGAAGCTATCCAGAACCTCTCGGTGAAATTTGAGGGTGAACTGTGCGTCCTCCTCGGGACCGAGGAAGGGTCTTTGAAGAGACAGTTCGGACTCGCACCGCGGCGGGTGGCCAACTCCCTGCGCAAGTTCTTCGCGCGCATGGTGAGTGACCATCCTTCCCGCCGTCCGTTCCCGTCGTCGTTGGGACGTACAGCGCTGGTCCAGAGATGGCGGTCTAGAGCGGAGGAGAGAGCTCTCTACTCCACGCCTAGATCCGCCGTCGAAGGACTCGTGCTGTCCCTCCCTGTTCGGGCCAAGCGCCTCCTCGCGGAGGCACTTGGGTGGGTCTGATGACCTGCCCACGGTGGTGTCGCACTCAAGATCGGAA